TTGTAGTTCATTTTTTTTCCTTACATTAAGAGGTTAGCGGCAATGGCACCAACCACTGCAATTAGTGCAACCCAAAAGAGTTTATTAATAGTATATACCGTCTGAGAATTTTCAGATGTAATCTTTTCAAGAGCATCAAGTTTTTCAGAAAACTTGTTCATACGATCATATTGAGCAGAATATTTTTGCTCCATATTCACAAGTTTTTCCTCTGCTCTGGCAATAGTAACCATGGCATCAGTCAACTTGTCGATCTTTTCTTCAATCCGATCCAATCTACTGTAGTCAGACATTAACACTTCCATCTTTTTAACGACATTGCTTTACGTGTCGGTCTACCCTTTTCGTCCTTCATCGGCCCAGGCATCCCGCTCATCCTTGCACAAAAGCTCTTACGTCGTTTTGCGTCTTTACTACCAGGTTTTACTTTTCCAGTAACAGCAGTTTGAAGTTTGCTTCCGGGGTTTTTACTCCTAAAAGCTTTAACTCCCTTGGCTGTCATACCAGCACCTTTTTCGGTGCTGATAAAATGGCCTTTAGAGTCTTCGCCTCTTTCTGCCATATATCGCTTGAAAGATTCCATATTACTTATCTTTATCTACAATATTTTTGTCCATTGGAACCATACGAACGCCAATCTTACCATCAGGCTTAATAAACTTTTCTGGTTTTTTATCAGCAGCAGTATCTATACCTTCTTTTTTAGGAGCCGGTTTAGTATCTTTGGACATAGAACCAGATTTAACAACACCTGAGTTTTTGATTTTACTAATCAAGCGCATGTTGTTAGAAATACCTTCATCGAGTTCAGTTTCTTCACGACGAAGTTGAGCAAGTGAACGCTGAGTAGAAGTCATTTGGCGAACTGGTTTTTTACGACCAGTCTTTGTGCGACCAAGGGCTTTGTTAAGTTCTGCGTCTTTTGCGCGTTGCATTGCAAAAAAGTCACCTTTCATTTTAGGTGCACCTTTACGGCGAACGGCTTCTTTCATATCTTCTTCATCTTCACCGTGCTCGCCCATAGAAGAATGTAAGCCTTCAATCTCGCCGTGTGCTTTTGAAAGTTTATTCTGGAACCACTCTGGAAATTCTTTACCAGATTTAATATGATCCATCATTTCTTCTGCAGCATATTCAATAAACTCGAGTTGTTTAAGTGCCATGCTCGCTTCATCAGGTGAAGCTGGTTCGTCGTCTTCTTTAGCTTCTTTCGCAAGAGCTGGCTTTCCAGCAAGTCTTGCTTTCAGTGCAGCAAGATCATTTTTTGTTTTATCCATCTTATTGGCCTTTTTAGTAGTAGCCATACCAGAATTAGAAATCTTTTTAGTAAGCATATCAAGAGAGATTTCAGTAATATCTAGACCCTCGTACATTTCCTTTGTAACCCAGTTCTCACCCAACTTATCGTATGCATCGTACATGCATTTCTCATTAGTAGGCTTACCGAACTGATCACCACACTCTTTGCATAGCATATCGCTCTTAGATGCTTTGTCAAGATCGACTGCTTCATTTTGATTTGCTAGTTTTTTTCTAGCCAAAGCTGCTCCTGCATCGCGTTTTGCAAACTTTTTAGCATTTTTAGCCATAGCAGGTGTATCACTTGCAAAGTCAGAACGCCTTGCTGCTGCTCTAGAATAACTATCAGAAGCTTTATCTGCTTGCTTATCAGCCTTTTTAACATATCTACTCAAAGTATTTGGTGAAAGCTCGTCGATCTGTCTAACTTCTTCAGCAACCTTCTTAGCAGTAGCAGTAGCGATCGCCATCTTCTTACCCATGTCCATGCCTGGATTATCGCGTTCCATTGCCTTAGCAATCTCTTCACGTTTTTTTATTTCAGCCGGAGTAAGTTTCTTTTCTTCAACAGATTCTTTCTTAGATGTCTTTTGTGCATCTTTAAAGTCTTGGGCTGTTGGTCGATCAGGGTGTCCAGGAGGATTAGGCTTTTCCCCGCGCTTGCGCTTGGCGTGGATATTATCCCACAAGCCTTTTTTCTCATCTAGTTTTGCTTTAAAGTTTTTAAAATCATTCATTTGGCTTGGTCTCTTTATTTTTAATTTTAACGCTTTTAAGTCTGGCCGCATCCATCATTCTATCATGGCGAACTGCATCTGCCTTCTTTTCCCTATTTATTCTTTTTTTAGCTAGGTCAATAGCAGCGCTTTCGTCAAACTCTTTGAAGCTAATTTTCTTTTTCTTTTCACCAGGCGTTTTTTCCTTAGCCTTTTCAGAAGATTCAGGCGTACCCCAATCAGGCTTATCAGCATACATGCTTTTTGTATTATCGACGGCCTCGCTCAAATTTACAGAGAATGGAGCGACCTGGTATTCTACAGCAGGCTGATCTACCTTTTCAACAGCATCAAGCCATTTGCGATACTTATTAGCCTTTGATTCAATAATAACGTAGTTAGATCCTAGCTGTTTTACGATTCCAAGTTCACCGTTTTCTTTAATAACAACTTGATCACCAATATCGAAAAGCTTTCCATCAATGTATGATTCTCTTAGGTCAGATACTGGGGCTAATTCAACATGTCGTTTAAAACTTTTTTCTTCTTTAAGTCCCAAGCCCTTACGGACAGAATTAAAAAGCGCCTTCGAATCTGAGTTCGAAAACGCTTTAGGTAGACCTTGAGAAAATGATGTAAAATCATTATCGGATGCTGCGCTGCGCATTTTAGAAGCACTCATACCTTCTGCGCCGTCAGCATCTGGATCACGCTCGCCAGCCGAAATAACTTTAATATCCATAAAGTTATATAGACCATGACGACCCTTTTTGCCGTTATACGTGTTCAGAAGAGCATCAAATTCATTGACTCGATCTGATCCAACAACCATAACAACTTTTCTAAATCCTTCATCGTAAAGTGAAGTTGTAATATCCATTATGTTTTTAATTTTGTTGTTCATAAGGATATTACGCGCATGACGTGGAAACATCTTACGCGCTGCTTTAACTTTTTCTTTGTATGTCAGTGGGTTCTTTTTAGAATCGATCGATTGAGACAAATACATTCTATATGGATTTTTGCCTGCAGATGAAGCCAATTTGTCTAGCAGTTTTTCATGACCAATAGTAGGTGGATTCATTCTCCCGAAGGAGAAGAAAACCGTTTTTTCTTCTTCAACTAAGTACTGCTTAAATGATCCAATCATTTTGCGCGCTTTCTTTCCATTTCTTTTTTACGAACGTCTTTAATCATTTTCTTAGACATACGATCAATTCGAGTCTTAAAAGCTGGACTATTTAAGCGCTTCTCGATCTCAGCTTTTCGTTGCGGAGTCAAGTCATCTTTTGAAATATTTTTAATTAATCTTTTGTATGTCGCCAGATATGCCGAACGTCTTGCACGCTTCTTGAGCGTGTCGTTACTCGCAAATCTACGAGCTGCGCGGCTTCTTCCAAGAGCAATCTTCGCCTTATTGCGGCGCATATCACGGCCTTTTTTAAGACGCGACTGAACTGATAGAGCTTCATCAACTTCAGTTGATTCAGAAGCAAGCTGATGTACCATGATGGTGTGCGTTCCATCTTGATTTTTTATTTTAACATTTTTAGTTTTATAACCCGGGCCAACATTCTTAGAATGTTTACCTTTGTCAATATAATCACTGACCGGATTTTCATGTGAGGGATCATTTGCCTCACCAATTGGACCACCTTCACCAACACCAATTGTGCGTTTACGGCGAAGGGCTCTATAGTTTGTAAGTTCGTCCTCTCCTGGACGGTATTCTATTCCCATAGGGAACATGTCTTTAAATCTTAGCATCGGTTTATCCCATTAACGGCTGGGCTTATCCCAACCTTTTAAAATTTCAGGCGAAAAGTTGTTGTATGAAAATTCCATTCTATCAACAATCTTTACCGCGTCACCACCAAGTTTATCAATCGCTACATAACCCTCAGGGCCAGTTGTCTTATAACCATTACGAGTCTTAACAAAATGTTTAGTTTTTGATAATCTATTAAGTATATTTATGAGTTTTAATTTCGCTAAAACTATTACTCTTTGGAGTTCAAAGACTTTTTCGAGCGACTTTTTGTTTTCGGCGCTGAAGAAGGCAAGGAAGTCGTCACGCTTTTTGGCTTTGCCGATCTTGCCTTTCTCGGTTTTGAGGGCGTCGATTTCTTTTTGGTATCTTCCTCTGATCCAACGGATAAGCCCATCGGTGTGGGTTCTGGGATCGGGGATGGTTCCGGCTCTGACAAAACTGTTGTTGTAGGTTTCGATGGTTTGGGCGAGGTCTCGGTTGGCTTCGAGTGCTCGTAATGTGTTCCCAGCAATTTGGTTAAATATACTGCCAGCTGTTGAAAGATATTCATTTACTTCCTCCGTTTCTTGTGAAGTCATTGTTAAATTAGTCATATCGCGTAACATCGCATCTTGCGACCATACGGCTTTGGATTTTTTAAATCTACTTATATCTACCCCATACGAGGCGCGCATAGATTCGAAGCTTGAGCCAGTGTAAGTGGTGTGCCAGACAATACCGATTTTTGCAGATAGAACGTCACGAGCGCTAGGTGAATCGGCAGGGATAGCATATACAATTGTATTGGGGTGAAAGGTAACATATTTGTCTCCTTCTATGGTGTTTGTGGACAGATCTCCGGGACCAAAAAGAAAGTCTCCTTGAACCACACCCCTGATTCCCAGCTCTGGCAAGTAGCGTAATGCCAGTTTGAGCTTATCTGCAAGATCACCAGAAGTATCAGCATCAACATCAGCTGCAGATTTATAGACTTTAGGGTTTTTGTTGAAAATGCCTTTTTTGGCAACGAAAAATTTATCGTCACTCGGATCAATACCAGCAAAAATAGCAGGAGCGCCGTCCCATTTAACACTGACGTTTCCAGCATGAGTTCCTTTCAGCATATCTCTGAGAGAACGTAATGCTAAGATTGCCTCTCTAGTTCCTTTAACCCCACCGTACAGGACTTTGTCCTCGATGTGAGTCATATGTGTATTCTTTTGTTCGGTTATATATGAGCTAAAATTTTCCATTATCTTACCTCGATCCAGCCAAGTGATGCCCATCCAGATTTATTTGAACCGGTTGATGCAATGGCAATAAGAAATACTGTTGAAGTATCACCAAGAGTTGTAGTAGTTTTTCGTTGAATCTGTGTAATACTTCTTTCAGGAAAAAGTGTAGATTCTCCCATATTACCAGAACTAATAAATTTAGTGTCTACGATTTCGCCGCCCGTAAAACTTGTTGCTGTAATGTTGTATTCTATTGGGGATTCTGCGGAATAACTTACCCATGTCCCACCTGTTAAAGTTACATCTTCTAAAACTCTAATGAATACGCTGGTGTTATCTAACGTAGCGCCTGAAAAAACGTCTGGAATGATAACTGAATTTAGACTGTCTGACTTTAAACGAATAGCAACAATAGGATAGAATGTATTAGAGTTAATAAGAGTCTTACCTGTTATAGCACTAGAAATACTTCTTTGACGTCCTAAAAGAGTTGTAGTTCCTTCTGTCGAAAATGAGTGTGACCCTTGGTAGAAGGTGTGGGTTCCAGCTGCCCCTGTTACATTTGTCAACTCAATTCTTATAGGAAGTGTGGCTGTTGAAGCCCATGTAGTACCAATAACGTTTGCATGATTAAATTGATGAACTGGAATCTTATTGTTTCCAATCACAAAGTTAAATTCAACCTGACCTGCACCATACCATTCATATTCAATAACCATCAGTTGAATGTTGTTAGGGTCAGCTACGATACCAGTTGGTCCTGTTCCGTCCAGTTTATCTACGTTCCAGTTTTCACGAGCCACGCGGGCTTCAACCACACCGCCAGCAGTATTTCTACGGCACACAACATAATATGTACCATCACCACCATCTTCGAAATATGCTCCATCATTTTCATCAAAGAGACCAAAACGACGACGAACACCCGTAGTTGGTGTCCCAAAAATAGCTGTTATCGAAACTTCGCTTTGGCGACCAGGTATGTATCTCTGAACACGTTTGGTTTGGCGAATAACTTCATCACCCGCATCAGAACCGACTTCTAATCTAACCATACCAAGATATGGTTCATGAGTTGATGATGCAGTTCCAGTTACCTTTTCATCCCAAATACGAGTATCTTTGCCTGTTTTAAATGTGCCATAGTCTGTAACTTCAAACGTGGAAACTTTACGGCGGTTTTTAGAAGTGTGCTGGACAGTATCATCATCTACAGTAACAACCTGCTTACCCCATGGATTTACTGTTGTAACAAACTCCCCATCACTATGAGCCAGAAGATTAACCTCATAAATGTCATCGTTTTTCTGGGGCCTTTGTTTACTGTCTCGACTTTTGCTATACTGTGCCATTATTGTTTTACCTTCATCTTGAATCCTAGTTTGTTACCAGCGGTATATCCTGCCCAGGCAAACTCAAACTCTGCGTCTCTAAAGTAATTACTTTGAAATGTGATGCCTGTTTTACGAACATCAACATTTACCTGGATCAAAGTAACTTGTCTGGCAATACGGATTAACGATTCTTTTATTTCTTTATCACTATTTAAAATTTTCCAGATTGATTCTCCCAGCGGTGATATAATCAAGCGGAGCTTATCTTGACCCTGCTTCACACCTTCTGTTAGATTCATATTTAGGACCTTCCAGAAAGGACCCAGTAGTTGGATCAGCTCATCGTTAGTTTTATCATCCGTAAACTTTTTAAGAGAAGCTAGATCCATATCCTTAACTTTGATACCGGTAATCTCACTAAGTTTTTGTATAGCATCTGTTTCACGGTACTTATGCAGCTGGATCATCTGCTCTTTCATCGGTAGCTCATTGACCATCTTAAAGATCTGTAAGGATGGTTCTTTATCTAAGTCTACCGTATTAGCTTTTTTGGCCCTATTTTCAATAGCGTTAATAATATTCTGAATAGTTACCTTACCGCCGCCGCCAGACTTAACAGAAATTGGGTAGTGTACGCCAAAGCGAATCCCGTATATGTCGATCAGAGGCTCATTACTAGCAGTCGGAAAAAAGGACTTTTTAAAGTTTAACTTCTTCATAGCCCAAAGAGCACTTAGAAGTTCGCCATAGTCTGCAGATACTTTAGCAAGATCTTTCGCAGAAAATGTGACTTTTACAGAAGGATTGTCATCACCTTTCATAGCTGCATATGCAAGATCCATTAGTTGATCAGCAATTTCTGCATCATATCTCTTATATAAAACCTCCTTGAGCTGACGGATCATTTCGCCTTCAGCCAATGTCTTACCGGCAAATCCTAAATTGTCAGGGCTGAGATCTTTATTATTAAAAAGTAAAGGTCCGCCTTTTGCTGCACCAATGTAATTATTTACGTATGGTATCATAGTTCCATATGGTACGTTAGAGCCTAGATCAGCAGTGGCGATCAACACATAAGTCTCAAACTTATCGGAAATAGAAGGCCCTGGATAGTCTACAATTTCTAAATTATATTTCTTAAAATATGTATCGAACTGTGATGGATCTAGAGCAAACCGAATATGATAACCCTTACGGGAAGATTCCCCCATCTTAACACCACTTAAGGTTCTCTTAAGATAGGATTTAAATTCCCTTTGGTTTTTTGTATTAATATCACGTACAGTTTTTAGCATAAGTCTCTCGTTCGTTTCTTCTATTTATATAAAAAAATGGCCGAGCTTTTGCCCGGCCCAGTTGGAGACAACTAATGAATTTTTTAATAGTCTAAGGATGCGTTCCGGTTATAGACATATACGTCTGCTGTTTCGGAAAACTTAAGAGGAAGAGATTGATGGTAACGGTAGACACCCATGCGATGCCCACGCCCTTGAAGCTTGACGTACTTACGAGTAGTCTGACCACGCTCTTTATAGAAAGCGTTAGCTTCACGAACGGCTTTGCGGATAGCTTTGATCCACTCTTGGTCGCCAGGATCTTTCAGGTTAACAGTAGCGATGTACGAATCGGTGCGGTTTTCGTTGATGATCATGTGGTGTCCTCCGTTTGATATATCTAATATAATGTATCCGAGGAGGAATGTAAACCCCCTCGGATGATTTTTTTAGAGGAATTCTTGAATTTTTTCGATGGATTCGGGAGATCCGGAGACGGTGATTTCTGGATTTCCGCCGCCGGGTCCAAAGGTAATGTAAGATTCAAGTTTCAGATTGTGTTCGTCGAGAAGTTTGAAGAAGTCTTGAATAGGGCAGTCCCAAGCGCAATCGAAGGTGTAAGTCATGATGTAGTCTCCTTTGTTACTTAACCTTTATACGCTAAAAAAAGGGGTTGTAAACCCCCTTTTTCATTTTATTTAAATTTTTTGGAGATATTGGTAGCGGATGTATCTCCTTATCAACACAACCTCATATACTAAAAAAGAGGAGCTGTAAACTCCCCTTTTTCATCTTTATTAAAAGAATTATACACCTAGAATTCTTGCTACTTCATGTTTGTTATCATTTGGAAGTGATTTGCCTGACATAATATGCTCTACAATTTGTTCAAAGTAAAATGCAGCATCTCCATGGCCATTTTCATCCAAGACAGCGGCACAATCTCTAAAGAACAGCTTGAGCTTCATATCTGCCATGCCATCACCAAGAGCTGCTCGGTGAGATTTACCTGTACGCTGATTCATTCCAACCATTCCTTTCTAGCATATTCAAAAAGCTTTCGAATTGATCTTCGTTAAGC